AGTAAAGGCAAGCCGGAAGCGTTGCGTTTTGAACCAAGGCGTCAGGGTACATACGCTGCCCGATGAGCGTAGATACCGCCGAATAGCTTAGTAGCTTGGTTCGCAATGCTTCGCCGATCGCCGACATTTACAGTTCCCCGCTTATGACGCTGATCGTTCTTGCTGCCGCTTCGCTCGACCCGCTAACAACCTTGAGGAATCGCACCCCGGCCATCACTTCGGTATTCAGGGATACGTACCGCGACGCTGCAACCGTCACAGCGTACTCGGTCGAGCCGTTGTAAAGAGCGAAAAAGTTATCGCCATCGGTCGAGGCCTGGAACTTGAATTCGGTCCCGGTTAGCGTCGCTGGCGTGCGAAGTGCAAGCACTGTCCGGCCGCCCTCGATGGTAATCGCCGTCGATACGGTCCCGCTCGATGCAATCGTGACAGTCCCGGTCAATGAAAGGTTCTTAGCCAATTCGTAGCTCCTTTACTTCCTTTTGAAGTTGATTGACGAAAGCCGCTTCGGCCGCGCCCGAGGTTTGGCGGTACGCCCGCATGGGTGCGCGTTGCTCTTTCGGGAATGTCGCGACGGTCGCTTTCGATCGGTTGATTCGAGTGTATTGCCGACCGGATCGGCCCGTATAAATAACAGGCGATCCAGGCTCGCCCCAATGGTAGCGCGTGTAGCTTTCGCCTTTCTTGTAAGGCATCACAAACTGCTGTTTGTTGCCCTCTTTCCATGTCGCTCCAATCACAACGCCGATACCGCCCTTGAATACCTTGTGGTTGAAGTGCTGCCGCGAATCGTTTTGGAACGCCGCGTTGTTTTTGAATTTCTTGGACCACTTTAGCCGCGATCCTGTAGACCTTGAGGATTGAGCGTGCCCCTGACAAGCCGCTGCGACGGGTTTGGCGAAAGCTCCAAGGCATCGACCGAATGGAGCGTTGCGAAGCATCAAGGGGATCTGCCCGATCTGCTTGATAAGATCCTCGTTGATTTCGATTTTAGTACTCATGGCAACACCGCCGAGCAAATAATATCGATGTAGTTTCGCAAGCCGTCGACCATGTTCACCGCCGTGATCCCGTAGGTTTCGCCCTGGTAGACAATCCGCATTTGAACTGTGTAGCCCGATCGGTATCGGACTCGAAAAACCGCCCTTGTCCCTGCCTCAAGTTGCCGACCCCTCATCGATTCGATTCCAGCCGTCGGCGTAAATTGGCAAGGCTCATCGACCACGTAAGAGGACCAAGAAACGACAGGCTGGCCCGCTGCGTCGACCGTTTCTGTCGGTTGTTGAATTGTGCATCGATGCCGGAGGGCCCCGGTACGCTGATTCTTTGGCCTCATGGGTAGCTGCTCCGCATAAATCGCCGGACAAGCATTTCATAAGGTCGCATGGTTTGCATCGCATCGGACATAAGCATGTCTCGATTTTCAAAGTAGTGAGCCGCAAGCATCAAGATTGCTGCTCTAGCCGCCTCTGGTACGCTTTGGCCGTCTTGCGAGTGTCCAGCCTTGTAGGTTACGGTCCAAGCGTCCCAACGCGATACGGTCGCCGGTAGCGTCACTAGGTAAGCCAACCGGATTTCGTCAACGTGTAGCTGGTACTGGTTGGCCGCTAACGTCTGGAGTGCATTGAGCCCATCGTAATACTGAATCGAGGTTATCGAGTGAATCGGGCTTCGCGGTAGCTTGAGCCCGTCGGTCCAAAAGGGCAACCGGACTCGAAGCGTTTGAAAGCATGTCACGCTGTCGGTATCGTGCTCCCATTGCTCTCTAGCCGCCCCAATCAAAGCGGTTAAGTGCGTGTCATGGCTTGTGTCGCTGCTTGCGATTTCGAGTTGTTTCTTGACCTCGCTGAGCGTCACCGGCTCGGCTGTTGGCTTCGTCACTACTTCGGGTTTCAATCGCACTTGCAACACCCCTTTGAATCAAAATCAACGCCACGCCATCGGAGAGACTTTCCAGCCTTGAACCAGCCGGAAAGCCTCTCCACATTGTCAATAGCTCGACGATCATTAGATCACCAAGCAAACATCGCCATCGGCAACACCCGCCGAGGTCGTCGGGGGCAATTTGCCGTAACCGAGGACAGCGACACCCGCGATGAAACCGCCGCTAGAGCCATCGCCAAAGGTCGCGACAACTTTCAGGAATGGCTCTCTGCCTCTCATGTCGACCATGAAAGCACAGGTCTGTCCGTCGTCGGTCGCACTTGGCAACGCAAGCGTAGCTCCGTTGTAGCCCGTTCCGGCCGCAAACGTCGCTCCGGTAATGTCGCCATAAACGCCGCCGCTGGTGGAGCTTTGTTGGAGCTTCAAGGCTGTCATCGCAATGTCAGTCGCTCCGAGTTGGAGTACGATCAAAGCGAAGTCGAAACCTCGACAATCGATAACGTCAGCCGTCACCGTCGCGTTGTCGACGATTGCCGCTGGCTTGATTGCCGAGACACATTTCACGTAATGCAAAGGATTCACAAGTCACCTACTTTCTTTTTGTTGGGTTGGATTAGGATGCCGAGACCAATTGGAGGATTGGCCCTGGGCTGCTCGCATCGCCGCGCTCGTGGACGTTGTAATCCCATCGCATGGTAGAGCGGAAGCCAATTTCGTCGGTCTCGAAGTACCGCGAAACGTCGCCGACCAGCTCGAAATTGCGACGCAATCCGAGAGTGGAGGCCATTCGCAAATCGCCGAAGTAGCCGAACTTGGTGGACGCTCCGATGGTCTTTGGCAAGACCTCAGAGAACACCACTGGGTAGCCGAGGAACTGAGTTACAGGCCCTTGTCCAAGGTCTTCCTTGTTGTTGCCGCCGAGGGCCAATTGAAGGCGTCCCATGACGTTCGACCAAACGGCCTTCGAGACAAACCAAGCAGGATTAATTCCAGGAAACTCAGGCAACTTTCCAAGGGCCTCTTGGAACATCGCGATAGTAATCGTTGCCGCCGTGTTTTGTCCTGCTGCTGCCGTTACAACCGATCCGGCTGCAAGTGCATTGGCAAGGCCAACGACGCCATGATAAGCCCCGGTCCCATCGCCAAGGAAACCAGCCTCGTCGGCTGCCAAGGCGTGAGCCAAAGCCGCTTCGGTTGCGATCTCTTCGGCCATCGAAATCGTCGAATCTTCGCTCAATTCGCTGGAGACCTTGGTAAGCGTCCCCCACTTTCGAGCGACGAGATTCAATGGCCCGTAGGTCGCTTGGGATTGCGTGATTTCCTTCGATTCGCCAACTGGGTACGCCCTCATCCCGGTAATGCGTCGCGAAGTCGTCAGCGTGTCCGAAACCATGTTGCGAACGAAGGCGTAACGCGGAATGACGCCGTACTGGACAACCAGCCGAATCACGCCGGCCACAAACTCAGGCGGGACCAAAACACCGGCCCCGGTTGGGTCGTTGGTCTGGAGTGTGTTTTGGACGCCGTGATCCTTGCACCATTGCCGAGCCGATTCACTGCCGAAATGAGCTTGGAAAAACTTGCCGACGCGGAAGGCCTCTGCCTCTCCATCCGGCCCAGTAAACACCGCTAGGGGCTTGGTTGCCCGAGCCGTTGCCGGGACTCGGAAGGTAGCCCCTGCGAGTGGCTGATTGTCAACGTGTTGGCGAACCGTGTTGGAGACGGCTTGCTCGATCTTCATCGCCCGTTCGCGTTGCTTGGCGAGATTCTCGATCTGACCCGGCTTGCCTTCGGTCCCGAGGATGGTATCGATCTCGGCTTGCTCATCTTCGAGTAATTCGCGGGTCTCTTGGGTTGCGACTGCTTGAATCGCCTGAACCTTGGCTTGCAAGGCTTGAATTTCGTCTGCAAGTACTTTTGCACTCTTCATTTCGACTGCCCTTATTGGGTTGTGTGGCAGTCTAAAAACCAAGATAGCGGCATGACTGCCACGGGAAAACAAACTGTTTTGAACCGTGTGTCACTGCCGCTAATAAGTTGCAGAGTTGTTGGCACTTCTGGCCGACGCAATAAATCTAGGCTACTGGCCTGGGCTTGTCAAGTGTTTTGAAAATTGGGCCATTCTCTGGCGTGCTAGCATCGTTGCTGCCGAGTCGAAAGCGTTCTTTGGCTTCTTGTACTTTTTGCCATTCTCAACGCGCCCAGTGGCAAGACCAGAG